ATGATCCGTCTGTGAAATTTGAGATGGGGTTCGCTGTCGAGCGAGCGATCGAGGAAGCGTGGCGCCTGCGGAGAATCGACGTGCTGCGGCCGGGAGAGTTTGAGAAGGACGGCATCACCGGATCGCCAGACGGGGTGAGCTTCATTGTCGGCACTCCCATCGTGGAGGAGATCAAGTGCACCTGGATGTCCTCACGCGGGTGTCCTGACGATCGGAAGTTCATTCACTGGATCTGGCAGATGAAGGCGTACTGCCACCTGATCGACACCGACCGTGCACGGCTCCATGCGTTCTTCGTCAACGGCGACTACGTGCAGCGTGAGCCCCAGTACCTCTCGTGGGATCTCAAGTTCTCCGAGAGAGAGTTGGAGGAAAACTGGTCGATGCTGAGAAACCAGGCCAAGGCACTTCGCACGTCACCACCACCAGCGGCATAAGGAAGGACACCACTAATGACCACCCCAAGCACCAAGGCTATGCTCCCAAGTTCGTATCACCTCACGCTGTTTGACAAGACTGAGCGCGACATCAAAGGCACCGATGCCCACGTCGATACCTCCGGGGCACTCGTCATCCGTGGTACCGCAGGTGCCTCCGTCATCTATGCTCCCGGCACTTGGTTGCTGTGCGAGTTGGAGCGGAAGGACGACAAGGGCTAGTTCGCACGAGCGGAAGGTGGTACGCAAGGTGCTTTGCCCTCACCATGCCAACACCACCTTCCGCTCCGTTTCTTCCCGGCTTCACCCGCGCACAATCCGTCGTCAAGCGTCGGCTCATCCTCTCGGTCGAAGGACTAGAGGGCTGTGGGAAGACGCGATTCACCCTCACCGCCCCAGGCCCGATCGCGTTTTTGAATTTTGATTACGGGTTAGAGGGGGTCATCGAACAATTCCAACAGACCAAAGCGATCTACGTCTCGACCGTGAAGCTCGACTTCAAAGGCGGCAAGGAACAGATCATTGCCGCAGCGGAGAAGGAGCTGGAGAAAGTCGAGGCGAACTATCAGACCGCACTGAAGCAAGCGCGGACGATCGTCATCGATACGGGCAGTGAGCTGTGGGAACTGCTGCGGCTCGCGGCATTTGGAAAACTCGAGAAAGTGATGCCGCATCAATACACCGAAGTCAATCAGTCGATGGTGCGCCTGATGAACCTGGCGTACGACAGTGACGCGAATCTGCTGATGACGCACCGGCTCAAGGAGCAGTGGGTCAACGACAAGCGGACCGGGCTGTTTGAATTCGCCGGCATGAAGGAGATCCCCTATCGAGTGCAGGCCCATGCGCGGATGTGGACCGACGAGCACGGGTACCACCTGCGAGTCGGCAAGTGCCGGCAGAACGCGAGCGTCGTCGGCCTGGAGCTGATGAACGACATGATCGCATTCCCCACACTGGCGCAGTTCGTGTTCCCGGAGAGCGAGGAGAAGGACTGGGTGTGAGATGTCGATCGACGATGGGCTCAACACCCCGAGTAATCCGCGAGAGAACGTTCGCCTCTTCGATCCCGAGACGAGCTATGCGGCAGCGTTCGCGAACAGTGGCTATCGGCTGAATCAGAAGCGGCACTGCTACTACGCGATCTGCGGCGCACGGTGGAAGGGGCTGACCGACGAGGAGCTGGCCTTTCGTACTGGGTTCCGCATCAACAGTGCGAACAAGCGGCGCGGCGAGCTGATGAAAGCCGGACTCGTGGTGGACAGTGGTCGACGCCGGCTGACGACATCGGGCTCTGAGGCGATCGTCTGGGTGGCGGTGGAGTACCTGTGATCCTGTTAGACCGACGCATCGGCAGCTCTGACCTGTACCAACCGCTCCGCGCCTTCGGCCTCGACGTGCACCTCACCACACTGGAGAGCGCCGACGTGGCGTGGTTGGGGCGCGGCCTGGGCGACGAGCCCGTCCCCATCGGGGTAGAGATCAAGCGCATCGGGGATCTGCTCACCTCGATCACCACCGGGCGCCTCTCGGGGCACCAGCTCCCGAAGCTCATCAATGAGTACCGGCACTGCTGGCTGCTCATCGAGGGCCAGTACCGCAGCGGCGCCGAGGGACTCCTGGAAACCAAGCAGGGGGCTGTGTGGACGCCGCATGCCCTGGGCCGGAGCCCGTGGACCTACCGTGAAGTCGAAGCGTTCCTGACGACGCTGGAGGTCCGTGCGGGGGTGCATGTGAGAAGAGCCTGGAACCGTGGAGAGACGGCGGCACTGGTGGCGATGCTGTACCAGTGGTGGACGAAGAAGGCGTACGACGAGCACCGGGCGCACCAGGCCATGTACTCCCCAACGATGGACGCCGGCCTGCTCTACAAGCCCAGCCTCACCAGACGTGTCGCTGCGGAGCTGCCGGGGATCGGCATCGGGAAGAGCGGCGCCGTCGCTGATCGCTTTCAGACGGTACGCACCATGGTGAATGCGAACGAAGAGGAGTGGCAGTCGGTGCCGGGGATCGGCAAGACGCTGGCGCGAAAGATCTGGGATGCACTGGAGAACAAATGATGTGGCAGCAGCTCCTGGCGATTGCGGTTGCCGCACTGGTTTTTATCTATGTTCTCGCATGGTATCTCGATCGCGACTAGATAGCTCAACTTGACACAAGATACCAGAATGGAGTACAATCACTGTCAAGGAGTTAGCTTGATGACCACATCAGTCAACGGCGAGCAGCGTTCCAAGGTTCTTCCGACTGACCCGTTCGATGTCGCGATGGATGAAGTCTCGGGGCATCCCAACGGCGCCCAGACCCAGCCTGCCGTGGTGCAGAACGTCGACCACTACGGCAACGTCAGCAGCTTCATGGTGCAGACCGTGAAGTGGGCCGAGGGCAACTCGGTCTTCATCACCCAGGTCAACGCGCAGGGCAGCGCACGGTACGTCCTGCCGCCCAAGGTGATGGCCGCGATCGCACGGCAGCAGGAGCAGGTGACTTCGATCGTGCGGCGCCGGCACGGCAAGCGGCTCGCGGAGGATCGCAAGGCGAGCGGCGTCGACCTGGGCGCGGCACTCCGAGACCCGAAGGTGCGGGCGCGGGCATTGAAGGCGCGGAAGGCGAAGGCAGCGGCGCGACGAGCGAGAAGGGAGGCGAGGATCAAGTGACGAAGGGACGCGAGACCTGGAAGTGCACCGAGTGCGGCCTGCGGATCTCGGGCCGCATGATGAGCGACGGCAAGATCTTTCCGTACGACCGGGGACCAGACAGCGGCGTCGTCCATGACTGCCTGTGCATGGACTGCCACGAGAAGCACTGCGACGGGCTGAAGCCGAAGCAGCTCGCCCATTAGTCGGCACACATCCTGCCTTCTCCCTGGGCATGCGCGTCCAGGGAGAAGGTCACCCCGATGCCGTCCTCGTCTTCATCGGGGACGCCCCCCGCCTCAAGGAAGAACAGGCCGGCCGACCGTTCGTCGGCACCGCAGGCAAGCTCCTCACCACAGCCCTCGACGGCGACGACCTCCCCTCGCGTGACGAAGTTTTCATCACCAACCTGGTGCGCGAGCGGTGCCTCGATGCTGAGGGCTGGCATCGCGAAGTGACGCAGGCCGATATCGATCGCGACTGGGAGGAGCTGGAGATCGAGCTGAACATCATCGAGCCGCAGATCCTGGTGCCGCTGGGCCCGATCGCCACCCGCGCCTTTCTCGGCACCGTCGACCTGCATCGCGTCCACTCGATCCCGTACGTCGTCGGCACCTACACCGTCATCCCCTGTTTCGATCCCAACGCACTCGCCCTGTTCACTTACGACATGTACTACCTCGCCAAGTTCCTGCACGGCTGAAGCTCATCCATAAGTACCGGGCAGGTACGCATCCTGCTCGTGGAGATAGCAGGAGGTGCCAATGCCAAAGCTGGAACAGTCCGTCGACCTGGAGGTGGGACTGCTATAGAAGGTCGAAGAGCGACAGGCACTTGTCGCGCAACGTGATCAGATCCTGCAACAGATCAGCGCATTGAACGATGAGATCTCACAGACCCTGGTCATCGCAGATCAGAAGAGCGCCCGAGTGGGCCCGTACCTGGTAACGCTGGTCGAGAACCAGGGACGCCTCACGCTGGACAAGCACCGGCTCGTGGAGCTGGGGGTGCTACCTGAGACCTTGACCGCTGCCACCGTGCGCGGCGCCGGCTTCGTGACGCTGCAGGTGCGGACAGCGGGGCGCGAGGTGGAGGAATAGGTGTGGGTACTCCGACAAGCTCGCCGCGCCTGGTGCCTCGCGAGGAGACATCCGCTCGTGCTGGAACATCGGGAGCCAAACTGCGCCTCGTGGGTGTGCCTTCTCTGCGGCGAGGTGCGCGGAAAGACTTTGTACGGCACACGCCCACACCCCATCAGATCTACGCGCCCCTCAAGCCGCTGCTCGTCGGACCAGAGCCCGCGCCTCCCGTCGTAGTCGCGCCGAGTCGAGAGCTGCGGATGCTGTGCTGCGAGGGGAGCTGTTCGCCGGGACTGAATAAGTTCTACGACAAGATTCCTGCGTTGCACGAGGTCGGGTTCGCACGAGCCGACATTCGTGCGGCCGAGAGTGCCACGCTCGCGAACACCCCGCACTACTTCGTGCGAGCCGGCGCCTTGGGCCCGACGATGTACCACACCTGGGCCTGCGCCCTCTGCGGCAACGAGCGCATCTATGGCGCGGAGGAAGTGTGACCCCGTGCCGCATCAAATGGTGCGGTGCGCTCGCGACACGCGGGGACTACTGCCCGGTGCACTACGACCGGCCGCACTTTGATTCACGCACGAAGGAAGAAGCGTTGAGCA